CTACTCGCAAAGCACGGCGGTGGAGTTGGCGTTGGAGTTAATATGATCAGGCCGGCAGGTAGTAAAATAAAACAAAATGGAACATCAGATGGAGTCGTCCCCTTCTGCAAGATCTACGATTCAACGATCCTTGCAACAAATCAAGGAGCAGTTCGACGTGGAGCTGCGTCAGTCAATATCAACATTGACCACGACGATTTTGAGGAGTGGCTTGAAATACGAGAACCTAAAGGAGACGTCAACAGACAAAGCCTTAACCTTCATCAATGCGCAGTTGTTGGTGATAAGTTTATGCGAAAGCTTGAACAAGGAGATGCTGAAGCAAGATCTAAATGGAGTAAACTTATTAGGAAACGAAAAGCAACTGGAGAACCTTACATCTTGTTTAAAGGAAATACAAACAAGTCAAATCCAAAAGCTTACAAAGACAATGGCCTAAAGGTACATATGACAAACATATGCAGTGAGATTGTTCTACATACAGATGAATCTCATAGTTTTGTTTGTTGCTTATCATCTTTAAACCTAGCTAAATACGATGAATGGAAAGATACAAATATTATTTATGACTCTATATGGTTCCTTGATGGAGTACTTGAAGAGTTTATACAAAAAGCTAAAGGTAAGATCGGCTTTGAAAACGCTGTACGTTCAGCTGAGAAAGGTAGAGCCATTGGTCTTGGCGTACTTGGATGGCACACGTATCTTCAAGAGAAAAGAATACCGTTTGAAGGATTATTTTCTCAGTATGAAACAAGAAAAATATTCTCACAGATTAAGATTGAATCAGAGAGAGCGAGCATGGATCTGGCTGAATATTTTGGTGAGCCTTTGTGGTGTGTTGGTACGGGCATGCGTAACACTCATCTTCGCGCTATCGCTCCTACTGTTAGCAATAGTAAGCTGTCTGGTAATGTTAGCCCCGGTATTGAGCCTTGGGCTGCTAATATTTTTACTGAGCAGTCTGCTAAAGGGACTTTTATAAGAAAAAATCCTACACTAGAGAAGCTGCTAGAAGAAAAAGGCTTTAATAATAAAGAAACGTGGGATAAAATACTTCAAGACGGTGGATCAGTTCAAGACTTAGATTGCCTTACACCAGAAGAAAAAGATGTATTCAAAACATTTAAAGAGATCAACCAACTAGAGTTAGTTAATCAAGCTGGAATACGACAGCAATATATAGATCAGAGTGTTAGTTTAAACCTTGCTTTCCCTAGTGAAGCATCACCCAAGTGGATTAACAAAGTCCATATGGAAGCTTGGAAAAAAGGAATTAAGACGCTGTATTATATGAGAACAGAGTCGGTGCTGCGAGGAGATATAGCAGCTAAAGCTTTAGATGAAAGCTGTATGAGTTGTGACGGATAATAAGAAAGGGGCTAACGCCCCTTTTTTTTTATTTCTTACCACACGGTTTACCGTTGGCTATGTTTACCCAGTTTTCTTTTTCAAACCAATCTCTAAGTGTAGCTCCTTTTTTACGAGCACCTTTAACATTGGTTGAACTAGATCTTTTATATTTGCCTTTAGCAGATGCAGACTGTTTAGCTCTAATGAGCTTTTGTCTTTCTGCTTTGGACATACTTTTATATTTGCTATATGGCAGACAAACCTTTTTAGTTGTGCCTGCTCCTTTTATTTTACTTTTTGCCATGTGCTTCTTTTTCCCAAGGTAAATCACGACGTCTTGTGTCGATGCTACTCATTGGATATGTTATAGCTTTATTTGATCCTTTATTCTTCCACTCGTACTTGTTATCATCAAACTTTAATCTACCATCCATGATCTGTTTTTTATGTACGTTCTCATGCTTAATAGTTAAAGACTTTTCTTTACGACCAAGAGCTTTGTTTATGAATATAGTTTTATTTTGATCTATATATCCATGAACTCGTGGATCAGGCATGTCTACCTCTTTGATTACTCTATCGAGGTGGTTTGATGTTTCGTGCAGGCTTAACACTTGGTTAATGCCTTTCATTTTAAATGCCATATTAATCTGCAAACATTTTATAAACGTCAAGTATGTTTTGAACTATACTATGTCGATGGTTATTCTTTAAACATACAAAATTAAATCCATCAACCTGCTCTTCTACTCTACGAAGAAACGATAATCCACTAGCTTTTTTATCTCTTAAATCTATTTGAGCTATGTCTCCACATAATACCATCTTAGAGCCATGTCCTAATCTACCTAGTAATGCTTCTGTTTGATCGTGTGTTAAGTTTTGAACCTCGTCAGCGATTAAAAAGGTATTAGTAAATGTTAAACCTCTTACATAACCAAGTGGAAGTATTTGAATATTACCTTCTGATATCTCTTTATTTACTTTGTCTTTGCCATATAGGTTGTAAAAGTTTTGATAAATAGGTTGTAACCATGGATCCATCTTCTCTGATATATCACCAGGTAAAAAACCTAAATCTTCGCCAGCTAATACAGCAGGTCTAGTTATTATTAGTTTTTCTATCTCTTTCCTAAACAACAAGTCTAAGCCAACGGCCGTAGCTAATAGTGTTTTACCGGAACCAGCGGCACCAGTTACAACTGTAACAGCATTATCGAGTATTATAGACTTAGCAACTTTTTGTTCTTCATTTAATTGTATTTTAAATTTAATAGGATTTTTTGGTTTTCTTTTTGATTTAAAGACTTCGTCTATATTGTCTGTCATTTATTTTTTCTTTTTACCAAGCTTACCTGGTCCACCCGCCTTAGTACATCTAACTCCCCAACCGGAAGCGTATGCACTTGGCCATACTTTAAATTTCTTTTTTGCTGCGGCTTTGCATGCCGGACTTATTTTACCCATTTTTTATAAATGTTTTGTAGTGAAATATACAAGCCCATATAAACAACGATGCCCAACCTATATTGATAATTATTTCTGGAGTTGGTGGATGTTGTGCTGTTAATACATTATATAACGAACCCACTGCTGGTAAAGCTAATCCAGCTCTTAGCATCCATTGTTCTATTATATTTAGCTTGGCTATTGCTTTAACTTCTCTGCCAAATATAAATATATAAAACAAAGTGGTTGTTACACATATTACTATATTAGCTAACTCGTTAATTACTTGTGCTATCATTTTCTTTATCTTTAAACATTCTCTTACTAATAGACTCTACGCCTTTCAAACCTATAAAACCCAGGATAAAAGCTATACCATTAGAATAGTTCATGTTGTTTATATTCGCTGTTTCAATTACAACCGGTGTTAAATAGTTTGCGCTAGCAACTCCTGTTATAATAGAAAAGAAAGTTTGTTTAAGGTTTTTAGCTCCTTCTTTACCTACGAAAAGTAAAGATCCAAATAATCCAGCAACAGACTGCATTATGTTGATTCCAATTTCATCTAAGAATGTCTTCATTTTTTATATTGTTTTCCACCACGTGTATAAGGAAACAAAGTGTTCATTGCTTTTTGCCTACCTTCGCAACCGCATGGTATGTTTAATCCTTTTGAGACTTTATCTACTACTGATTTGATACCTGTAGCTTTAGTGAATTTATGTATATCGTCTCCTAATCCTCTTGATTTCATATTAGTATTTTCCTCTTACTCCTTTTGGCGATGACTTTTTGCTTCCACCTTTACCAGCCCATAGGTTTTTACATGCCCAGTATCTAGCAGATAATTTATCTTTAGCAGAGCTACATCTGTGTCTAGCTTTAAAACTTTTTCTAGCAGCAGCAGAATAGTTATGACCATATCCACTTGCCCCGAAATGTATGATCTTTTCTTTACCACCTGAACAAGCCTTTACAACCTTCTTCTTGCCAGCCTTAGGAGACTTGCGAGGAACGTTGCACTTCATTTTTGATTTATCTAGTCTTGCCATTTTTTATTTTGTTAAACCTTTCCACATCTCTATTAAACGTGGATCAGGGTATATATCGCTTTTGTCGTATCTTACACTGACATGCGAATAAACACCGCGTTTGTTTCTAAGTGCCTTATACCACACATCCCATACTCTTTCATCGTAATCTAAAGGTATGCTATATCTTTCACCCCAGTATAATAATAATTTTCTTAAGCTTTCAATTTGCTCGTCAGTATACTTGTGCCAATACTTACTACCTCTAAACTCTTTGTCTAATGTAACAACTTCTGCTTCAGGTAAGCTATGACCATAAATAGTTTTAAAATGATTTCTATTAGGTGTCATTGGACCATAAGCACATAACTCAATACCTATACTTGTTTTATCTAATGATAAATAAGGTAGGTTTTCTTTTTGAAACACAGACTCTCTAAGTCCTAAATGAAATGCCCAATATCTAGAAGAGAAAGCTTGTACAATAGTTCCATCCCTAGAAATACAAACAGCAGTACCAATACGAGCTCTATCATTGTTCCAAATGTCTATAGTTCTTTCACCAGAAGGATTACCAACTGTATGGTGTA